CTGGTGGCAGAGTGGTTATGCAGCGGACTGCAAATCCGCGTACGCCGGTTCAATTCCGACCCAGGCCTCCAATCAAAACAAGCGGTTAGGGCAACCTAGCCGCTTTTTTTGTGTCCGAAATAAGCTGATGGCGGGCCGAAATCGGTGGTTTGCCACTCGTTTCTGAGCGTCAAACTCGCGTTAGGATGTGTGGAGTGCGTAAACGCGAGTTTTAGGCCTATGGCGACGAAGCGCCGCCGCGGTGCGACGTGGCATTACACGATCCGCCGCGCAAAGCTCCTGCCCCAACCGATCTATCTCAGCTTCAATGACGAGGAAGAGGGCGACGAGTACGTCAAGCGCCTTGAGGCGCTGCTCGATCGCGGCGTTGTCCCGGACGAGTTCCAGGAAACGAAAACGACGCGGCGCGATCTGCGGTCGAACGTTCGCCGCTACCTCGATGCGCAGCACGTGTCGATCGACGACAAGAAACTCCTCGCGATCGTGCAGGCGCGCTTGCCGGTCAGGCTCGACCTCCGCGAACTCACGTTTACCTGGGCAACGGCGTGGGTCACGGATCTGAAGCGTGTCCAGAACCTGTCCCCCTCAACGATCCGGCATCACGTCGGCGCGCTGTCGCGCGCACTCGATTGGCTTTCCGCGCACGGGGACATTCCGTTCAATCCGCTGAAGCTGCTACCGAAAGGCTACTCAAGCTACACGTCAGCCGATAGCAAGGCAGTCGAGGCGATCGAGGGAGCGGTCAAGGAAGACAACGAGCGCGATCGCCGCATTGAGCCGCACGAGGAAGCGGCGATTCGGACGATCCTGGCGGGCCATAAACCGCAGGGCCGTCAGCGTTCGTTGACGCTGCACACCCAGGACGCCCTCATCCTGCTATTCGACATGGCGCTTGAGACGGCCATGCGGTTGCGCGAGATGTATACCCTCGATCGCGATCAGGTGGACCTGCGCCGCCGCACCATCTTTTTGGAGCGGACCAAGAACGGCGACAAGCGCCAGGTGCCGATCTCATCCGTTCTCTACGCGAAGCTCTCGGATTACACGGGCGACTACGGCGGGCGCCTGTTCCCGTGGTGGGACGGCGACCTGAGCCCGAAGGTGCTGGAGCAGGTCACAGCCCGGCTTTCCAGGCAGTGGGCCCGCATTTTCTCGGCCGCTGGGGCTGATGGCCTGCGATGGCATGACACGCGCCACGAGGCCACCAGCCGCATCTACGAGCGCACGAAACTGACGGACGTGCAGATTGCGAGCATCACCGGGCACAAGGATCCGCGTCAGCTCAAGCGCTACGCGAACCTGCGCGCCTCGACTCTGGCCGAGCAGCTGTGGTGACGTCCGCACGCTCGTAACCGTCGAGGCTCGGGGCGGGCGCCCGCCGTGGACGCCGTTCGCGGCCAACCGCTCGTTCTTTGCGTGCGCGGCGATCGAGCGCTTGCTTTTTCCCTTCTTCCCGCAAGTACTGAATCACCACACTTCGCAACAAGACGGTGTGCTTCTGGTTGAGGCGCACCGCCTCGATGCGCCCCTCGTCGATCAACTGTTTGAGCGCATCGTCACCTAGGCGCATGAACTCCGCGGCTTCTTTCACGCTCATCGTCGTGTCGTCCATAGTGTCACCGCGTCGTGCAAGCGAGCAGGTCAGAGGGGCTCATGTCGGCGCTCCGTTCGGTGATCTTGTCGTTCATTCAGCAACCTCTTGCATCCATTCCCGCCGCCGACTCCACTGGCGGCGCATTTCGTCCCTCAATCGGTCGGCCGCTTCCGCCCCGCGCTGCGCTGCGACCCGAGCCATGAGCGCGCCGACGCGGTCGGAAGTGGTGTAACCCTTCCGCAACCAATGGCGCGCCTCGCACACCGCGCGCCATGCCTCGCTTGCCGTATCCGTCATGCACGGCGGCCCCCTTGAAGTCGCAACGGCAGCTGTAAGACGTCAGCTGACGGAGCCCCCGGTGAGACGACTCCCACTACCGGGCGTGGTACGCGCGGCCGGCGCTTCTGATTGAGTCGGAACCAATCATCAAGAGCACCACCGATCGTCTCGTGCTTGCCGGTGCATCGGCAGGGGCACTCGATGAAATGTCCGCCGCCCGCATGCGCAGCGCGCTGATCGAGGTAGTGACGCGCGGTATGCCCCGCCGCGCACGGCGGCAGCGTGACTTGGTGCGAAATCTGTCGCTGGGTCATCGTTCGCGCTCCCGGTGCACTGCCATGACGCGGCGACCGCGGCGCACAAGCGGAACTTGGCCAACCGCCATGCCGGCACGCAGTGCGCGCGGCGGGCGTGTGATCCACAGGCGGTAGAGAAGGGCACCGCCCGCGGCAGGCGCGAGGAGCAGGGCGACGAGCTCAAGCATGGCGCACCTCCCGGGCGGCTTCTGCCATGGCGGCCATGCCGGCGGCAGTGGCGGGGCGAGGCAGCATCCGGGCGACACGGAACGGCAGCTCCAAGCCGTCCAGATATTCGGCAAGCTCCACGCCGATGCGGTCCTCAGCGGCAATGAATTCCGGGTCGCGCGTGTTCCAAACGCCCGGCGATTCCGCCGACCAGGTGCGGCCCACGGTATGAAGGCCGCCCATGTCGAGCGTAGCGACCAAGGCAATGCGATCACGGCGGATCTGCAGCATCACGACCACCGAGCACTTGCTGCGCGGCGGCGTGTGGTCGAGGTCGATCAGAGAAGGCGTGCTAGCCTCCGCGCCGGGTCCGGTGTCGGCCCTCTGCGAACGTGTCGCGGTGGCGGGATTCTCCGTCTGCTGTTGCATGGCAAAGCTCCTAGGCTTCGTGGTGGGAAGGCCCAGGGCGGCGCGTCAACGCCGCCCGCCGGACCCGCTGTTCCGGCTCAGAACACGTCTGTGCCGGTGGAAAGGGTCGGCGTCGGCCGATGCATGAAGAGTTCCGGCAGCGCCTGGGATTGAGCGTTCATTTGCGGAACGTCCAGCACTTGAGGATGGTGGAGCCCTCGCCGCGGCTGCTGCGGATGATGCTGTTCACCGCAACGTTGGCGTCGATAAACTTGTGGCGCACCGAGTTACGCAGCAGCGTGCGCAGCGTGTTGAGATCCGCGATCTTCTGGGAGTGGTGCGCGGCCTTCGCCGCAAACTCGTTGAGGTTGATCGCGATCGTGTTCGGATCGCGCGAGTGGTTCACCACGTTCTGCTCGTGCAGGCCTTCCAGGTATTCGTAGACCTCCCAGAATTCCGACACCATCGGATGGTCGGCGCTAATCGACTTCTGCCGTTCCAGTGCCATGTCGAACAGCGCGAGGCGCGTGGTGCACACCATGTCATCGGTTAGCGGCACCACCAGGCGCACGCAATCGACCAGCGCGAGCATCTGCGCGTGGTTCTTGATGATGCGTTCCAGCCGCAGTTCCTTGTTCTCGCGCAGCCGCGCTTCGTACAGGGCCGACCGTTCGGCGAACACCTGCAGCACCTGGGCTTCGGCGCGCACGGCTTTCAGCAGGAAGTAGCTGAGCGAATCGACCGAGAGCGCGTTGAGGTTGTCGGCGGCCTCGCGGCTTTCGGTGGTGACGTTCGGCCGCTTGAAGTGCAGCTTGACGATGCGGGTGAGGATCGCCTCGGACGCGTTCACCGTGGCGTTCTGGCTGATGACGATCGTGCCGCGGAATGGGGGCTCGTACGTCTCGTTACCGCCGTTGCGCACGCCGCGCGTGCGCAACGTGCCGCCGCCGAAGAAATCCTTCAGCTCGTCCCAATCGAAGCTCTTGGCGTGCGCGTCGGGCTTATTCGGGTCGGTGCGGTCGGCTTCCAGCAGCACCACCGGCATGTTGGCGATCTGGCCCATGGCGCGCGAGCGGCCGGCCACCGATGACTTCGCCGGATCGAAGCCTTCGTAGTCCTTTCGTGCCAGCAGCTTCCACAGGAACGTCAGCAACGTGGTCTTGCCGGCGCCGGCTTCGCCGGTCGCTTCCAGGAACGGGAAGGACTCGTGCGCGTCGCGGATCTGCTCGGCGAACAGCGAGCCGAACCAAAAGGCGAGGGCGACCACGCCGTGGCTCCCAAAGCACGTCCACAGCCAAGGCAGCCAATCGTCGCGGTAGGCCTCCGCGTCGCGCTGGATGTGCAGGCGGATCGACTTCTGGGTGGTCTTCAGCCGCAGCTTGTCGAATTCGAAGTAGTCCTCGGCATTCGCGTGCACCAGCTCGCCATCGCGAACGGCGATGTCGCCGAGCAGGTACGCGCGGTGCTCCTTGCTGTAGCCGATGAAGTCGATCGCGTCGACCGACTTGATGTTGTAGAGCTGGTCCTTCATCACGTGGATCAGCTGCGCAGCGGTTCCGTCGAACACCGCGCCCGGCGCGAAGCTGGCGAGCCGATCGCGGAAGGTGGGCGCGTTGAGCGTTTGCGACGATGTAAACGTGCCCTTTACGCTGGGCGCGTCGTGCGGGAAATCGACGCGGAAGAAGTACCAGGACTCGTCCGTGACCTCGTTGCGCTGGAAGTACAGCGCCTCGGGGTAGCAGTTGGCGATTTCGTGCACCGTCGCCGCGGCGCGGCGCAGGCGGTCCTCGGCGTCGTCGGGCAGCTCGTCTTCATCGAGCCCCTTTTCGTTGGTGTAGTCGCGGCGCAGTTTCTCGTAGCGCAGCTTGTCGAATTCGAACCAGTACAGGCGCGAGCGGTGCTCCAGGTGGAATTCCGACCGCTGGTGGTGGCCGTACATCAGCAGACCCTTTTCCATCGCGCTCTTGGCCAGCAGCAGATCGCCCTGGTACCGCGCCTCGGCGATGTCGCCGTCCCATTGCTTCGCCCGTTCGTCGGCATCGGCGTGCGCGTGTGCGCGCAGGTGCAGGTCGTTCCAGTCGACCTTTTTGCCGTCCGGCTGCGGGATCTGCGCGGCGCGGCAGCGGAACCCCATGGCCTCCGCGCGGCGCACGTGCTTGCGGATGTAATCGCGGGCGCCCGGCTCGTTATCGAGCCCCCAGATGAGCGTGGGCAGGTTGCCGGCGCGGCGTCGCACCAGGGCGCGCAGCGACTCCTCCGGGAAGGCGTTGCTGCTCATCGCCGACACCGCCGCATTGCCGTGCTGCATGTGCGCGATCGCGTCGAAGATCCCCTCGACGATCCACAGCTCCGCGGCAGTTTCGAGCTGCGCGTCGACCGAGGGTGCGATCCACCAGGCGCCGGCGTAGCTTTCGCCCGGCTTGAAGCGGGCCTTCTGCTTGCCGAAGCGGTGCGGCCGATCGATCAGGCGCTCCCAATAGCCGCCCTTGGTGAGCGCGAAGCGCACCGTCGCCGTGCCGATGCCCTGCTTGCGATCGAAGTAGTTGTCCTGCGTGTAGAGCCCGCGCAGGTCTTTCAGCCCGAAGCCGCGGTTGAATTCCAGATACGCGTCGGCCGCGGCGTTCGGATTCGCCGGGGTCTGCGTGAAGCGCTTGGACCAGTCGTCGAAAAGATCGTCGTAGAGATCCTTGACGTGCATTTCGCGGCCGCACTTGGCCTGGCGGCCGCAGCGCACCACCCACGGCTTTTCGTGGCTGGTGTAGAGCTCTTTCTTGCCGCACGACGGGCACTTGCCGCCGCGCATGTAGTTCGTGCCGCTGCGCGGCTTGAGGCCGTAATCGCGCTGCAGGCGCTCGATGACCTGTTGGCGGATGT